CATGAGCGCAGCCTTCATCCGGCTCAGCGCTTCAAGCCGGTGCGCCGGGCACATATGCGTGCTCAGGTGAACGAGACACCCCTCGTCCATCGGCTCTTCGAGTGTCTTGAGTTGTTCCTTCCACTGCGCATAGATCGCCAAGGCATCGCGTTTGGTATTCACAATCACCAAGCAACTGCCATGCTCTCGCATCTCGTCAAGGGCGAGCGCACTGACCTCCGCTGCACTCCATCCACCGGGCTTGTTCGTCTTGTCGAAGGTCTCATACCGCCTTAGATCGCGAAAGAGCTGAGGTGGATCCTTCATCAACTCAGTGCCTTGCTTCATGGCCCCTTTGCTTTTGTCCACTTGATGCAAGAGAGGCTGTGTCGCCGTGCATAGCACGACACTCGCCCCGCACTGTTCCACCAGAAAGTTCACCGCATTATTGAAGAGGTGTATCGTGCGAATCGGAAGCGTCTGTACCTCGTCAAAGACAATTACGGCCTTTGCGAGCGCATGCAGCCTGCGCACGGAGCGCGTTCCACCACCAAAGAGCGCTTCAAGCACCTGCACCGCCGTCGTGAAGACCACCGGAGCGTCCCAGTTTTCGGCCAGCACCGAACCTCGCCAGCTCTCCTTTTCTTCCGTCAGATTGGAGTGGTGTTCGAGTACGATCGAAGCAAACTCGCATTCCTTCGGCTCCAGCACCTCGCGCACCACCTGCGCGTTCTGGTCTGCAATCGAAATGTACGGGCTGACATAGATCACGCGTTCCATGCTCCAGCGCTGCGCATGGTGCAATGCAAAACGCAGGCTTGCCAGTGTCTTGCCCCCACCCGTCGACACAGTTAGGGTGAAGACTCCTTTAGACCGCTCCGCTCCAGCGAGGCAATGAGCGGATATCTCGTGACGGCATTGATCCACCCAATGTTCGTTCTGGAATGTTGCCAACTTACTCTCCAGCCGTTCAATCAAGTCCCGCCACGCTACATAATCGCCGTGCTGGCGAAAGTTCGCGCTTTTGGGCTTGTCGAAGTCTGCTGTGTCGGTTCGATCACCGTCGATCAGGCAACTGAAGAGCACCCGCAGCAACAGTCCCTGTTTGAACGGTTGGATAACCTCATCGCGGTCTGTCGCATAAATGCGATCCATTGCCGCAGTAATCTCATCGGCAATCGTCGGATCGTTGAGGAGGGATTCCAGAGGGCTTCGAATAGCCGTCTCGATGTTTTTCCACACCTCGCTTCGGTGGCTCAAGACATCATCCTTGTTGGATCTTCGAGACAGCCCGTCTCCTCCGTCGGGTAAGATGCAATCAATCAGCCCCGAGTGGTGCGAAGCTACGCATAGAGCAAGCGCCTCAGAGGCAAACCTGCCAGTCTCGTTCTCGGCCCCCACAAGGCCACGCGCGATGATCTGTGCCCCGGCCGTCGAGTGATCGACACTACCCCTGAGCGAAAAGTCCGGCTCCATCTCCATGGCAGCATCTGCCACAACTTTGTGGAGATAATCCTGAAAGGCGGTGGAGTATTTGCCAAGATCGTGCGCAACGCCGATGAGTGCGCCAACACGAGGCATTCCTATCTTCGCGGCCAGCCGCGAGGTGATCGCAGTGACGTTGAGCAGGTGGTCCTTGAGAAGCTGCCCTTCTCTGGAAGATCTCAAATGAGCGAAAAATAAGCTGGAAGCCGGCATGCGCATGAGCAATCCGTCTTGAAATAAGCACATGGTTGTACCAGTTTTCCGGGAGTTTCGCCCGGAAAATCGGCATAGCCAAAGCATACATCAGGTCTCACCGCTGCTCGGTTAGATTCAGCGGAATGGGCCTAAGCGATTGCCAGGCAATCGCTTAGGCGGTATTTCTCTTGCCTGGATTTGAATCGTGCGCGCCTGTTCGAAGCATGAGTGGGGCGGTTGAATTGAAACTGCCGGTGCCATGAAGCGATCTTGCGAGCACACATCTCGCACACTGAACCTCGCCGGTTTCTTTGTAACTGCAACGTAACACGCGGTCACCAGATCATCATGCGCTGTTCGGAAGTCTTAGTGGTCGGGCCCGGTGTGATATGGCGGTCATCGTATCGACTCAGAACATTTCTTTCGGATTGGTACCAGCAAATTTACTAAAGCCTAGTGCTCCAGAGGTGACCGGTCGTAGAACGGGACTGTCTATTGCGTGACGAAGGTAGCCATCTTCGCGTTCTGTTCTGCCCAGCTGAGAGGGACTTTGTCGAGTAATGCCGCCAGCGTCATCTCTGGTGCCTGCCGTCCTTTGACGATTGCCTCCACTATCTGAGGCGCCAGGAACGCGCTCTGTATGATACGGCTTACGTAGCGCTCATTGAGACCGGTAGCTGCAGCGATCGCCCGTTGATCTTTGTATTCTCCAGCCACGATCAACTGTACCCATTCGTGAGCGCGGCTGATGGCCTTGATCAATGCTGGCATGGCATTGTAAGGAGCCTGATCCGCTGACAGCGACGGAATGACGAGTCGCATTTCGCCCCCGCAACGCTTCAGTTTTGTTTCAATCATCAAGGTGATTGGCTCTTGGTTGAGATCGTTCATCGCTTCTTGCATCTGAGAACTCATGCCATCGGTACCAAGAAGCTGCGCACGTAATTTGGCCTTGTCGGTCTGAATCTCGACGGATCCCTGATGGACCAGTATACAGGCCACGATTGTTTCGAGTAATTCAATTAGTCCCGAAGGCGAGTTCTCACCCAGGCGCTTTGTGTACCATGCAGCAGACTCAATCAACTTTTGCGTTACGCCAAGATCATCCTCGGGAAGGCCCAACGCGCTGACGACCTGGTCCGCGGATGAGAAGAAGCTTTTCAGTTTGGCAAGGACCAGATTTTCCAACTCTCGCGCCGGGATTCTGCCGGGCTGACTTGAGCCCGATGACGCGTCCTTAATAACTCTCTGCGATACGTAATACCGGTATCGCTTGCCGCGTTTGCACGCATGGGACGGAGTGAAACGGTTTCCATCTTCGTCGTAGAGCAGCCCACGCAGAAGACTCGGGGCTTTGGCGTTGGTTCCGTGACGGCGGACGCGAACATTTTCCGCCATCAGTGTGCGCGCTTTTTCCCAGACCTCACGATCGACAATCGGCGCGTGCTCCCCGGGATACGATTGTCCCTTGTGAGGAGTCTCGCCTAGATAGGTTCGGTTCCGCAGAATCAAATAAAGAGCTCCCCGGGAGAATGATGCACCACCTGAGCTGTTGCCCGAACTGCTCACCCGGATTTTGCTCTTCACCCCGCACTGGTCGAGGTATGCTTTCAGCTTCTTCACGCAGCCGAATTTGAGATAAAGCTCGAAGATATCACGAACCTGCTCTGCTTCCTTTTCGTTGATAATCAGGTGACGGTCCTTGATGTCATAACCGAGAGGTACGGGACCACCCATCCACATGCCCTTTCGTTTTGATGCCGATATCTTGTCCCGGATCCTCTCTCCTGTCACCTCCCGTTCGAACTGGGCAAAGGAGAGCAAGACATTCAGGGTAAGCCGGCCCATCGAAGTGGTGGTATTGAACTGTTGTGTGACGGAGACGAAGCTTACGCCGCGAGCATCGAAGACCTCGATGATCTTGGCGAAGTCGGCCAGACTGCGTGTCAGCCGATCTACCTTGTAGACGACAACCGTGTCGACCTTTTTGGCTTCGATGTCCGCCAAGAGGCGCTTGAGGCCGGGGCGCTCCATGGTGCCGCCGGAATAACCTCCGTCATCGTACTGGGCGTCGATGGCACGCCAGCCCTCCTGGCGCTGGCTAAGAATGTAGGCCTGACAGGCTTCGCGCTGGGCGTCGAGCGAGTTGAAGGATTGCTCAAGCCCTTCCTCAGAGGACTTTCGGGTATAGATGGCGCAACGGATGAAACGCTTGTGTAAGGTGCTCATGAGCGGTACCCCTTGAGACCGAAGAACAGGGGACCCGACCAGCGGGTTCCGGTGATTAACCTGGCGATCGCGGAGAGGCTCTTGTAGCGTTCCCCGTTGTACTCGAAGCCGGCCTCGCCGACTGTTACGTGGTGCGTCTTCCCCTCCCACTGGCGAATCAGCCGTGTTCCTGCCTTGAACCGCAGGGGACCCGTGCATTGTGCTGTGGTCTTCCTGGAATCCCGATGGAAGCCAGCGGCCAGTTCCCGAAGTCGGCGCTTGACCTCCGGCCTTAGGCCACCATAGGCCTGCTCCTGAAGCTTGTAGGCAAGCAAAGGCACCAGGAGCGGCTTACGAATGTGAGGTGGTGGGGCTTGTTTCAGGGCCAGCCGCCACTTGGCCTGTAATTGGGTCAAATTCATCTTTGGTAGTGCTGCAATCTCGACTTCGAGCCTCTCGGACACCTGCGAACCTCCTCTCCGGTGTCCACATTTCCGCTCTGTTGGAGCTGGAAGTCAAGTCTTATTTAGCCATTACGCACGGCTTGCCCCCTTTGAGCGACCGATCGGTTAGCCGCTCGCCGGGGGCAAAAAGTCAAGCAGAATTCAATCGAAATAAGAGAAAATAGGAACGCTCCATCTAGCAGTATTCGTACACCCGAGGCGGCCAATGATACGGGAATTTAATTGGTGGATATGCATGGTTTGTCAAAGCATCCAGCGCCTGCGAGGTTGAATCGACTTGATCATCGTGCTTGGTTCCGGGAAAGCCGGTAATTTCACTCACATACTCGTCGAGCCACGGTGCCTGTTTGGGGAGGTATACTCTGCCACTCTCAAATTTGATTGACTGTGCAGCCAGACGCATCAGTTTGTCGCTGCCTTGCTGGGGGTTGTAGGCCTCCAAGCACCAGATGTATTCAGACTTGAGCTCCTGAAGCATGGATGTGCCCGATCCCTTGTCCTCTATCAGAAGCTTCTCCGGATTATATTTCTTGAAGAGATCAAGAATTGCCCGTTTCAATTCTGGAAAGTTCAATCGCTTGCGGAAGACGTCAAGCAAATAGAAGTTCCCATCAAGAGTTCCCCATGTCGTGCAGACACTGTAATCGTTACACTCTCCACTTTTATTCGCCGTGTCCCAGCTTTGCAGAGTGTAATCCATTTTTTGCGGCGTGAGCTTTTCACTCTTGAGTTTTGGATCGGTTCTGAACCAGTCGGGCAGCCGATAGAAGATGCCGAAGAATGGATGCCGAGAGCGGCATCTTCAATTAGCGTGTTGCCACGTCTGGCCTCGGCCATCTCCAGTTTGAGCACGAAGGGGCTTGGTCAGGTCCTTTCCATCGCCGCGTTCGATGCGGCTGAGCGTCTTGGCCAGGTAATGGTCGCGCGCATAGTTTTCCAGATTCTTGCGCTTCTCGCGGGTGTCCGCCTCGCCAAAACCGGAGCGATAGTCGGCATCGACGGAACCTTCGGTGAACGAAGTCTCGATAATATGCGCAGGACCGTAGACCGCCATCTCCACCTCGCGCACCTCGGTCCGATGATCTTCTTCAGGATTGAACTCTGGTGTGGTTGTCAGCGAGGTTGTGCCTTCGGCGATGATGAGCGCTTGACGGCTTTGATCCATGCGCGGCAGCCAACCGACCTGCGTGTACTCGGCGGTGGCGTCAATCCAAAGCGCCGGCCCCGTACCGAATCCGTAAGAATTCTACTGGACAAGCTTGCTTCGAATACAATATCTTCTACTCAGGCTGGCTTCAAGCGCCATCTTCCTTGCACGAATTGGTGGTCTGCATCATGCCGGGAGGTGAACCGAAATGCACCCTCAGAAAAATCCCTCTTTCAAAGCTACCCCCGCTGCTCTGTTGGTGACAGCAGGGGTGATTGTGCTTTTTCTCGTGCATGATGCGTTTTCACACCCTCATCAATTCGACTTGGCAACGGTCGTGGCTGCTTCGCCGGTCTCGGTAAGCGAATCGATCACCGTCGATTATCCGGAAGAAGGGTCCATATTCCCGCCTGAGATTACGCCTCCCACCTTCATCTGG